TTCAATGATGCAATCATGTTGTCAATATCTTCCATTAAGTCAAGCCACCCATCAGTTCCCATCGTAGAGAACCGATTTTCGTAGTATTTTTGTAGTTCAGGGGTCATTTGGGATATTTATCTTTTACGGCTTGTATAGCGGTTTTCCATGCTTCTAAGCCTTGATGGTAAATCAAATCAAACTGGTCTGGTAGGCTTGGATATTCCGCTTGGCGTTTGGCTATATAGGCATGAGCATCTATGTAGGCTTGGACTGCTATTTCGTCATAGGTAACGGGGTTGCCTTGAACATCAAAAGCATCGTCACCACGGATAGTAACGATATTGCCATGCGTTGCAAATATTGCATCATGTTTGTTCATACGGCTATCTCCATAAGTGTTATGGTTGAAAAACCACCGCCATAAGAAGTCCACGTTGGGTTTACAGTAAAGGTACCTGAATCACCACCGCCATTTTTAAAATACATAGAATATGTTGTAGAAGATGTTGTAGTTGGAGAATCTAAATATTGATAACTTAATACTGAACCCAAAGTCCCACTTTGGGCATAACTAACAACACCTAATGCTTGCAAAATAGAACTGTTTTTATAAACTGCGGCCTCTTCATGTAAACCAGTTGTATTATTCCCACAACAAAAACTAATAGAAACAAGAATTTTACTAGTTGAATTTGATGGTGTAATTGATGCAGTTGGGCCTAATTGAGTATATGACGTTGATGAATTAGTTGCTAAAGTTGAACTTGTTGCACTAACCACTTGCAACACCCTACCAGAAGATGCTTGCACCGCAGAAGCACTACCCGCTGTTACTGGGAATGTGATACCAGCCGTTCCATCAATGATTACAGACAAGATACATTCTCCTTATATCCGTGGTTGGCAAATGCGCCATGCACCATTTCTCTTGCTAATTCAATGAATTCTTTAGCATCATCAATGCTATCAAAATAGCCAAGGTTTTTGTTTTTGCCGTTGTATCGAATACAGGCATACCATTTGTTGTATCTAGATGCCCAAGAAACGCCTTTGACACCAGAAGTATTTGACTTTGTTATGCCTTGATTTGCTTGGTTTTCTTTGGCAGTTGCACCACGAAGATTATCTATGTGATTGTTTTGTTTATCACCATCTATATGGTCAACATGAACTGGCATATACCCGTGAACCATGTAAAACAAGATTCTGCTTACTTGCCAAGGTATTCCATGCAATGCAACCAAAGCATATTTACCAGAATAAGAGCCAGACAGTTCGCCAACTTTAACTCTACTGTTGCGCTGTACTTTGTTATACAAACATCCATCCTTTATCTCAAAGACAGAATGTAGGTATTCAAGCGATGGTGCAAAGTCACGCATCTTCATGCTAATTGTTCCTCAGTAGGTCTAGCAAGGCTTGGATGTTCCCACTTGGCTATGTAATCGCCTTTGCCGTCAGAGTCGTTTTGTAAACGTATGAGGTCAGAAAAGTCTTTGTTTTCAAGTTGCGGATATAGCGTTTTGATTTTGTCGTAAAGTGTCATTTATGCACTCCTTAAAAGACAGCCGTTAAAATATGTTCTATCCATTGCTGTAGTAGGACTTAAAGAGTACGTTCCCCCAAAAGAACCTATTAAATATATTTCTGCATAGTCCGTTGAACCGTTTAAATAAATAACACTACCTACTGTTGCGCTTGAATAAAAGACTGTGTTTGTTTGTATCAAATTACCTTCTTTGTAAACACTACCGTTTTTATAAATAGCAACTTTGAATACGTTCCCAGATGTAAGTGAATTTGGCTGTATGCCAGAATTTAATTGATAATAACCAGCAACAGTTGGCGTAAATGTAGAAGATGCAAAATTGTTATTAGTGTCAAATTCTTCTGTTTGAAATAACACTTTAGTCCAAGTTTGGTTTGCTACGCCTGTTTGTGCTGAACTTTGATAAGCACCAAACGCTGGCATATTGCCACTAACCATCATTGTTCCAGTAGCGTCTGGAATCGTTACAGTCTGATTAGAGTTTGTAGAAGGGCCAGCCAAGGTCATTGTTCCTGACCCTGTTGCGCTTGCTGATGGGATTAGTGCCGCCATTATTGTGTTCCTTCGTCTGCGGGAGTAGGCGTGTTGCCAGCCTCAAGCCACTTTAAATAGGCTTGGTAGTCTGTGTTAGCGGGGTCAAAAGGTATGCTATACAAAATCCCATTTTCTTCTTTTTGGACAGCGTTTATTTCGCCTGATGTTTTACTCTGAACTAGTTTATACATTTATAACTCCGCAGAAAGTGCAAGATATGAACCAGCGGCATTTACAAACATAACAGCCATCTGCCCTTGGGTAGCACCACTTGTTCCACCGCCAGAATTTAAACCAATCCCATTAGTAGAACCATAGTCAAAAACTAGCGAATTAGCATAATAATTGTTTCCGTTATACAAACGAAAATAGTTTGAACCACTTGCAGAACTAACAGATGGCGTTGCTCTCATTTGAACTGGAAACATATAAAGCCCTCTAATGTCAGTAGCACTAGGAAACACAATAGGGCAGATTGGTGCAACTCCACTTCCATTTTGAGTGTAGTTTGCAACCATGTTGTAGTACCTCTGACACAAAGCCAACTCAGTACCATAAGGTCTGTAATCAAACGATGTTGCGGTACTGCCTACCTCTAATTGCACACCAGTCACATAGAAGGTTGCGCCATTTGTGCCGACTACGCTTGTTGCGCCTGTAACTCCAAGACCGCCAGTTGTCCATGTTCCCGCTGTATTGCTATAAGTAGAGCCAACGCCTAATCCAAAATCTATTTCAATACCAATACTATTATCTGTTAACCAAGTTCCAGTCGTATCTCCAGCAATAGTTACAGTTTTATATTCAAATGTATTTGCAGAACTTATTGTGTAAGAAAAAGGATATGTTCTATCACTAGAGCCATTATTTAATGCGCCACCAAATGTTCCAGTTAAAGAACTACGAACCCAAAAGGAAACAGTAACAGCAGATGCGCCAGCCGCACCCCATCCTAAATCAGCAGTATTAAAACCTTCAATTTTTTGTGTGATAAGGTAATAATCTGTTGCACCCAATGAAGTTGCCGCAGATGATGTAACTAGTAAAGATTTTGTAAATCCTGCTGGAACAGTTGAGGATTGCTGAACAGTAAACTTTGAACTTACAGAGGCTAACATCTGCCATCTGTCTAAAGAATAATTAGACCCCGTAGCAGTAACACTAGCCCCCGCATTACGCTGGTCAATCACCATCGCTGAATTTATTAGCCTATTTTTAAAGCCATACAAACCAGACGAACTTACTCCGTCTGAAGTGGTCATCAAGTCCGCATTTACCGAGCCGTATGGCATAGTTATCCTTTACAAAACCAACCAGCGTTGACCGCTAGAGACAGTTATTGCCTGACCACTTGCAATTGTGATGGGGCCTACAGAGAATCCATTGTTTCCGCTTGCTATCGTGTAACTAGCACTTACTGTCGTTGAGTTAATGTTTATGCCGTTAGACGAGATGTGCGCTGGCGCAGTTAACTCACCCGTACTTGGCTTATACAAATACTTGGTGTTACCCGTATAGATTGTTGTTGGCGTACCTGAAGTTGCCGCCGCAAACAATGGATAAAGGTTACTTGATGTAGTTGTGTCGTTGCTGATAGACGCACCAGCAGTTCCGTTGGCGGCTGAAGTAATCCGTCCATACGCATCAACAGTAATGTTAGTAGCCGTATAACTGCCAGCAGTCACAGCAGTTGTAGCCAATGCCACAGTACCACTTGTTGTGATAGTTCCACCTGTCAAACCCGTACCAGCCGTTATGGATGTAACAGTTCCACTATAAGCATCATTAGATGTAATAGTGAAGTTAGGATAAGTCCCACTTATACTAGTTGTCCCTGCTCCCGTCAATGCAACAGTCTGATCTGGTGCAGAGTTAGTGATCGTAAAGTTAGGATAAGTGCCACTTGTGCTAATCCCTGTGCCAGCAGTCAACGCAACTGTTTGGTCAGGCGCAGAATTAGTGATAGTGAAATTAGGATAAGTTCCTGATGTGCTGATACCAGTACTAGCAGTCAGGCTCACAGTCTGATCTGGTGCGCTATTGGTAATCGTGAAGTTTGGGTATGTGCCACTCGTTGAGATGCCTGTGCTTGCAGTCAGCGAAACAGTCTGATCAGGGGCAGAATTGGTAATGGTTAGAGTGCCACTTGATGTGATTGGGCTACCAGATATGGTAATTCCTGTACCAGCCGTTGCCGCCACAGAAGTAACAGTTCCTACCGATACAGCACCAGTTTGTCCATTAACAGAAGTGACTAGGTTGCTTTGGTCAATCTTTTGCCAGACTGTGCCGTTAAACATCAGCCAATCGCCAATTTGCCAATCAGTAATGCCGTCTAAGTTAGTAGAACCAGCCGTTGACGTAATGTAGTAATAGCCATTTACACCCACACCACTAGCCAATGTAGGAGTGTTAGTAGATGCGTTCCAAGTTCCTTGGTAACTCAGTCCACCAGCGACAGAAGACCAAGAAAGAACAGTTCCATTAGTAGTTAAAAACTTGCCTGAGTTTCCTGTTTGACTAGGAATCAGGTTTGTTATCTGTGTTTGTAGGGAGGCTAGAGTATCAAGGACAGACTGAGAAGTGCCGCCACCATTAGTAATGACTTTGATGCGTTCCGCAAGATCAGGAGCAACAACTTCACCAACATTGAGTTCAA